AGAACGTATCGCCACTGTGACGCGCAACATGGTTTTCGTGGGTGTAACGACGATTGCTGGCACGTTCTAACGCGACCAACTTGCTTTCTACCGTCAGTGTGATCGTGCTTGTCTCACCGCTGTCCTCAATAGACATGGTGTTCATAAAACCACTGAAAACCTCGATTGCAGTCGTATCATCCGTGCCAAAGTAGACGCGACACAGTCTGCGCTGGTATGGCTCTGACAAGGCAAGTGACACAATGCTAGACGCAATGCCGTTCAGTGTGATCGTGATATTCTTGGCTGACAGATCGTTAGGCGAATGGCGTTTTCACCAGAATAGCCACCTTGGTCATACCTAGTGTCATCATCATCGTCAAACAAAGCCTCAACCGCGTAGAACGGTTGAACCTCTGGCTGACTGAGTGCCGTGAGTAGTGATGCGGGTACTGTGCGGCTCATACTGCCTCCACTGCGCCAAAAGTGATGCCGTAAATACTGGCCTCATTAACAGACCACGATGTTTCGTTTGACGCAAGCCTAAACACGCCTTGTGCGCTTTCCAGAGTGACCGCAGCATTATCTGAGATACTTGTGCGCACATTAGGCCAAACGTCCACTGTGGCTGATCCTGTCGCGTCTGTGTCTACATCGTTCAGCACCTTGAATAGCTGACGTGATGTGCCGCTGCCAATCTGCATGTAGTCACCAGCCTTCAGGAAGTCTGTCGTGCTTACTGGTGCGCTGTCGATTGCGATTGTGTTGCCCGATGTAACCGCACCGTCAACCAAGACAGTATCGCTGTCACGTCCTGAACCCTGTGGGGTGCATCCCAGTGGGTCGCCAAGGTAGAAGGTGCCAAGCTGACCTTTTAGTGAAATAAGCCAAGTGATCCACTTTTCAGCATCGCTTCTGCGCATTGGCTTCAATGTAATATCTGCCTGCCACATCTTACCTGCGTATTCGTGTGCCTGACCTGCAAAGGTGAATGGGCTGCGTGAGTATGCGACTGCGTTGACCGTGCGCAGCTCAATGCTTCTTATTGTGTTAGTTGCTGGCAGGGCCAGTGGGTACGATATGCTCATGCAAATGATCTCCCATAAGAACCGCCACGCCGCTTGGCATCCATGACAGCAGATTTAGCACTTTCTGCGATCTGTGGCATCAGTGATTTGATCTCAGTGCGCACGGTTTGCTGTACGCCTGTTGATACGTTGATATTCTGCACGACTGTAACCTCACCGCCGCCTGACATTGCAGCCTTAGTCTGCGGAACACTCAGGATACGTCCAGCAGTCTGTGGCACAAACAACTCACGCCCATGTTCGCCCACCGTGTAAGCCTGACCAGCCTGCACTGGGCCACCTGATGCACGACCACCACCGCCGCCACCTGTGGGCGCAGGGGATACACCAAATAAACCCATCGCTGCATTAACCATGCGCTGAACCACAAGCACACGGAAAAGCTCTTTTATAATCGCACTTGCTGTGCTTTTCATCGTATCTTCAAAGCTCTCAGCGCCATCTAAGGCAGACATGAATACATTCTCAAGGCCATTTTCTAATGTGCCAGCAATGCTTTCTAAGTCATCCATTGCTTCGCCCATCAGTTTTAGCTCTTGGGTTGCTTTGCCTGCATTGTCTGCCACTGTGCTTAGATTTGACCCACCTTGATTAAGCAAGTCATTCATTGTGCCTTCCAGTTCCATCCTCTTTACAAGGTTGTCGTTGATCGCCGCTTGCGCTGCTAGATTAGCATTCAAAAGCGCATCTTGCTCTGTCATGTCGGCAGTAATGCCTGCCATTATGTTGTCTCGACGATCCCCTTCAGGGAAGGTTTGCACCGTTTGGCGCATCAATTCAGACAAACGGCCACGCTCATCTTGTATGCGATCATATTGCTCCACCAACTCGTTAAACTGCTCGCTCTCACTTAGGTTGAAAATCGCGTCAAAGCCATTCACCACAGTAAGGGCAAAGCTAGAAAACTTTCGCCCCATAGCAGTCATAACTTCATCCCATCTGCGACGAAGCTGTGCAGATTTGTTTATCAAGTCCTCGTCAATGACCGCCCCAAGATCGCGCGCGGCCTTCGCCATTTCGTTCATGTTCTCGGCATTGTTTAAGAATAGTGGTGCAAGGGCAGTTGCGTCACTCGCCAACGCCTCCATGTAGAACGTCAATTCTTGCTGATTTACGCCAGCCTCTTGAAGTGTTTTAACGTAAAGCCCCAACGCCTGATCAGATGAAAGCCTTGCAAAGTCATCTGCCGTCACGCCAACCTTCGGAGCAATGTTCTCAAAGAAGTCTGCCAACGGCCCAGCGCCAGTTGCGGCAAAGTCACCAAACTTGTCATTCACATCCTTCAGTATGTCAGACAGCTTCTCTTGACTTATCCCCATTGATCTTGTGGCGAATGAAATTTCTTGGAACCTCTCCACTGTTGTGCCTGCAACGCGCGAAAGATTTGTTAGCTCTTGCGCCATTTTGGTAGCATTATCAATCGCAGAGACAAAACCTGTCGCCACTGCACCAGCAGAAAGTGCAACGCCTAGCTTACCCGCGACAGCGCCAAGCCCATCAAATGCCTTGCTTGTCTTGCTTAGGTTTGACTGCGACTTACGCGCAAAATTCTCAACTCTGCGGTTCGCGCGATCCATAGGCGCTGCGAGAATGATGTTAAGCTGCTCTGCGTTGATTGCCATCTACTCGCTCCACAAGTTGTTTATACTGTTCCTTGGTCATAGCTTCCGACCCAGCTTTCTTAGGCGAGTGTGCATCAGACCAACCTTGGAACACAAGCCATGTATCTTTCGGGATCATATCACGAATTTCCTCAGGTTTTAAGCCTGCAACGATCCCGTTCTTAATCATGCCACGGACACTAAGCCGCTTTGGTTTGTATCCGTTGTCTTTTTTTTTACTTCTGCCTCATCGCCAATGCCAGGCATGAACGCAATACCAACTACGGCCTGCGCAATCTGATAAAAGCGCAGCAAGTCCTCTGGGGTGGATTTTGCAATCACTTCGTCAGCTTCGTGGTCTTTCATGCCACCGCCAACTAACCCAAGGGCCAGAATGTCTTTGACTTCCCTGCTTGTTGGCTTTTTGCCACGCTCAAAGAAACCTTCCCATAATTCAAAGATGCCACGGTGCTTGTCCTCAAAACGCTCGATCTCTCGGTTGCGTAGCCTGAAAACATAAGAGGCGTCACCGATATACTCGGCAACACCCCCACGCGGCGCTTCAGCCGTGATAGTCATATTACGCCGCCGTAAACGTACAAGTTCCTGTGCTTTCCAGCGACAAAGAATATGTAACGCCGCCCTCTGTTTCGCCGCCAAACTCTAGCGATGCGATGCGGAACGTGCCAGCATATGTACCGAAGTCAGGAATAACAACTTCAAAATCTGTTGAGTTGTCATTTGCCATAGCAACTGTATTCATACGCGCCTCTGCTGTGCTGTCCTCAAAGAAACCATCCCCAGAGACAGAAATGTTCTTTAGACCAGCAAGCGTTTCTGTCCACAAAGCACCCTCTGGGCTTGTGCAGTCAGGTGTAGTCACGTCGATGCTGCTGTTGTTTACTGTTAGTGATTTAGAGTTTAAGCCACAAAGATTATTTTTTGTGCCTGCGCCATCGTCGATCTTCACCAGCAGGGCGCGTCCAAGTTGTTTAGCCATGATCGGCCTCCTTTGTTATGCGCTTGCCCAGAGCGCGGAGTTTAGGCGGTATCAAGCATTGCTTGAAGTGAAATGACAGCCGTATAACCGCGCCCATCATTATCTCTTGTCGCATAAAATGCCTCAAATATCAATTCCACCAGGGTGTACCCTGTCACTGTGACGGTTGCCTCTTGACGATGCAACGCAGCTTTTACCGCCTCTGCAATCTGCGCTGCCTCAACGCGACCCGATGGGCTGCGCGAGTGCGCTTCTAGTGAAATGTCTACCAAAGCACCTTCTGCTGTATCCGTGTCAAAAGCGTTAGCCTGTATCGAATTAAACCGCAGGTATGGGAACACAACGTCTTGTGGCGGTTCATCGTAAATCCGCGACGACACAAGTGCAGTCAGATCGCTATCTGCTGCAAGTGCTGCACGAATGCCCTTCTGTACTGCGAGTGTGTATCCGTCTGCCATTACGTCATCGCCTTCTTAATAGCTTTGTCGATGTTCCGCTTTACTGCGCGCTTGTGTCGGTCACCGATCATCGTTTTGACAGTTTCGCGGAACTGATAGCCGAACTTCATGTCACCCCAACCATAGTTGATCGCATTGGCTGCAAGGCCATCTTCGTCTGCGCCCTCGTAAAAGTTAATGAAGCCAATAATCGCATTAGGCTTGCGCAAGACTTTGTGATTGATGCCAGCCTTTAGATCGCCAGACGCAACAGGCACAATACTGCGCGCTTTTCGTGCGCCAGACTTTGCCGTGCGCTCAATAGACTTTGCCAAGCCTTCGTGCGCCTCTTTGGGAAGGTCGCTCAACTGCTTCATCAGCTTTTTGTGGCCAGTAACCCTCACGATGCAACACCTTTCTCAAGCACAAACTCAAGCACTGTGTTTTTTGCGTCTATTTGGATTACGTTTTTGATCGCCCAAGTGATGCCACGCGCTGAAACACGATCCGCAGCCGTCACGGTTTGCGTAGTGCTGTCAGAACGCACTCGCAGGGTTGCCATGCTATTGTCTAGCAGCGCACCACCTGTGATTTGCTCTTTTCCCTTCTGTTCACGCAGGTCGCCGGAGCGTGTCGCAAGATCAGACCAATCAGAGTACACGTTGCCATATGCGTCAACCGCACCCTCAGCCATACGCTGAAAAGTTACACGCTCACGCATTAGACCAGCCTTAACCATACCAACAAGCCCGATGAATGTTCAAAAGTTCCATGTAACCAAATGGAATGTTGCTCAACTCATCCATTTGTGTGTTCTCGCGGTTGTCATACCAATGCCCAATCAAAAGCATCAGAGCATGGCGCACTGTTTCTGGCACGTCAGTCGTAGCATCGCCAAACCCGATCTCATATTCTATCTTGATCGCGTCAGAACGCTGCTGCGTAGTAGGCCATGAAAATCCTGTTTTTGGCGAAATAGTCGTGTAGGTTTCAGTGCCAAAGATGTCGTAATTGTTATAGTCGTCCGTCTGCAAAACACCATCTGTGTCATAGTATTTTATAGCAGTAACGGACTGCACTGGGCCAAGGATTAGCTTGACCTCTTTGGGTGGGTTTGGGCCAACCCATTGACCCCACTTTTGGGTGATCATAGCCTGCCCAAGCGCACCCTTTACGTCAGTATAAGCCACAGCCACATTGATTAGACGTGTTAGCAATGTGTCGTCATCTGAATGCTCTACGCGCAACTGCGCCTTCACCTCTGTTAAGGTGATGGGTGTTGTTGCTGGAGCATCAACAAGCTCAAGTGTGTGATGACATACTAATGGCTTAACCATTGTTTTATCCCTTCACGGCTTTGCGTGTCGCTGTCTTGCGAACTGCCTTTTCAATCTTTGGTGCTTCAATCGCTTCAGCTATGCCAGCCTCAATATAACGCTTGGCCTCTGCTGCGTTGCAATCAATCTCATCGCCTGCATTGTGCGAAAAGTTAATGCCAGCCATTGATGTTAGAAGTCTTACTTTTGGCATTTTATACCTCCAAGTTGGAAGGTGGGGCTTAGTCGCCCCACCCCAAGTCTTACGCTGCTGCTGTAATCAAGTGCTTGATCGCCGCAGTGTTTGTTAGAACACCGTCAAAGCGGATGTAGCCCAAGATGCCAAAGTCAGGTGCGAAACGCTCACGCGCAACGTATAGGCTTGGTGCGCCTACTTTGCGAACGTAGAACTTAGACATATCACCGAACAACATGACTTTCTTAGCTGCTGCCAAGCTGTCCATGTCTTGGTTTACAACAACGTTGTAGCCCAACAAGGTCTGTGGAACGCCAGCTTGGTAGTTACCCATTTGCCATAGGTAGTTGCCGTTGCCGTCTTTCAGCTTGCGAACCGCAGCCAATGTGCTGTCGTTCATCATGATAGCTGAGTTTGGTGACGCACGGTAAGCTGGGTCAACTGAGTGGATCAGGTCGATGACTTCATCCGCTGTGATCGCGCCTGTCGCTGCTGCTGTTACGCCAGCTGCAGAGTTAGTTACGATACCTTCAACGTCAGAAGAACCTGAACCTGTTGTCAACTTGCTGTTTGCGATGCGACCTAGACGCTCACCTAGCAATTCACCCAATAGGCTTTCCATGTTCAAAACGCTGTCCATGTTAAGCTCTGCTGACCAGCGAACCCACTCAGAGTTAAACGCAAATGCGTTCAATGTTTTCTGTGCGAATGTCGCGTCTTTGCCGCCATCATCAGTAGGCTGTGTGCCTTCTGTGTGTGCTTCAGCCGCTACAGTTGTGTCGTCAACTGTTGGGATGTTGAACGCATTACCCGCTGTTGTGTTGATCGTTGTAAAATACTGATCACCATACATTGGGCCAGAAGCAATCATTGATTTCTCAATGAATGACGCAAGCTCAGTTGGGACTGTGAAGCCACCAGCAGTGTTTGTGCCAGCAGTTTGCGCGCGCGCTTCACCCTGACGTAGAACCTGACGAACTTCGTTGTCTAGTCCATCAACGCCGCCGTTTGAAACCATTTCATAGAATGCGTGGCGGTAATCTACAACTTGACCGTGGTCAACCGCAGGTGCTGAACGCTGCTCGAATGTTGGACGCTTTGAGATGTCTGCTGGTGCGTCTGCCGCACGAAGTGCCGCATCTGCTTTTGCCAAACGCTCTGCACGTGCAGATAGTTTGTCTTGCTCGGGCTTCAGTGGCGATGTTCGCCATCTTCTCCCGAAGGTCTTTAATATCAGCCATTCTGGGCCTCCTTTAAGTGCGCTTGCCCAAGGCGCGGGTGATAGGCACTAACAACGGGAGCCGCCGTTATCCTTTAAGCTGCGCCTTCATTCGTAAACGGCGCGCAGCCTGTGACTTCTTAGTTTGCTTCCTGTGATCTTCCAAAGAACGCAAACCAATCTCTGTGCCATTGTAGGCAGGTGTAGTAACAATGGAAACATCATAAAGTTGTGCTTCCTCAATCATGCGCTTGGGCATCTCACTGCTATCATCCCATGACTGGCGTGTCGGCACAAATGCGAATGACATTTTGTCCAGATCGCCGCGCTTCATCTTAGGAACGATGCTGCGAACATCTGGATCAGATGCATCAAGTGAGGCTTCCATGTATAGACCGCGCTCATCTTCTTCTAGCGTCAGTGTGCCAGACCGTGTGCGCGCCAATGGCAAGCCCTCATGGTTAATCAAGAAAACAACGTCATCACGACCAATAGCATCCTTGAATGCACCTCTTTCAATCTGCTCAGTAAACATGCCGCCGATGTTTGTTTCTTCACCAAATACAGCAGCGTAACCTGCAACGCGAATTTCACCGCTTTCTTCTTCGCGGATTTCAACGCTATCTTTTAGCGCGCGTATTTCTTTCTGTTCCATGTCAACAGTCTCCGTTTGCTCAAAAGATAACATAGAATTACGATTGTCGCCATCTTCTTCAGATTTAACGATACTTTCAGCCCAATCCCGTGCTGGCGAACCGCCCCAAAGTTTCCACGCAATCGTAAATGCATTCGGGCCGCCGTCAGTTTCCTTTTCGCCGTAGTGTTCGTCATAGTTCGCACCATGACGCGCAAAATAGCTGCGCATACGCCGCACAGTATCCATAGAAAGGTCAGCCTTATTGGAAATATCGCGCGCCCTAGCAACGCCAACTTCAGTGCCGCCACGACCCCACTCTTTGCGCAGCTCTAATCCCTGCCGCGCCTGATCAGCCATTGCGTCATTCGGTATCGGCATCAATTCCCCCGACCTGTGATGCGATAGGGACAGTTGCACCTTGGATCATCAAGTTGTTACCTTCTGGCATCGGCTCAAGGTTCTCAGCGTCACGCACCTCGTTAGGTGTGCGAATGCCATTCTGAATAGATGTTGCGTGGGCTTCCATGCGTGTCTTGAAGTCGCCGCGCAGTAGGCCATCCACGTTAAACTCAACGTAAGTCTTTGATGAACGTGGGAACAGCTTAAGGTTCATCTCTGCCTCAACCTGCTCAACCCAACGCTTGATTGTGTGCTTCACGAAGTGCAAGTCTTGCTGCTCTGTGTTGCTAAATGTTCCGTGAGTAAGGTCTTGCAAGAACACAGGCGGCAAAGAATAAATCCGCGCAATCTGCTCAACGCAGAAACGCTGTAACTCAAGTAACTGCATGTTGTCAGGGCTAAAGCCTACTGATTTTAATTCATGGCCCAAAGGCAGCGCCATAACTGGGCGACCCTCGCGTGATAGCTTTGCCATTGTGTTCGCAATATCGTCAGAAGCACGAACCGCTGAAGCGCCAGATTGGAATGGGCCTTGTAGGACGGCTGGGGGAATACCGCCTGACTGAAAAGCCTTTGAGCCATACTTTGTTGCTGCAATCGCCATGCCGATCACATCTTTGTTTGTGCCAATCGGCCCACGCACATCGTGCTGGTTTGCCTTCAGCATAAACGGAACATCAATAACCTCAGTCGCCGCATAGGTTTTGTCGTAGCAGCGATAAATCTTGCGACCATCTTGCAACATCTCAACACGCACATGCGTAGGATCAAGTGGGTAAAGGTTGATTGCCTGACCAGCCGCGCTGCGCTCAATATACGTCACAGATCGACCACCAGTTAAGACCTGCTCAAACATATACTTGCGCCACTCAAACGATGACATTGCCTCGCTTACGTTAGTGCCAATCATGTTGGAGAATTTGTTATCAATCTTCTGGCGACCTTCAGGTGTCTTGCGGTAAACCTCTAAAGGCAAGCCCGCTAAAGTACCTGAGATAAAATTGACCGCTGCCCAAATCGCAGGCACACCCAGTGCGCTATCTGTGTTGACCGTTACGCCAGCATCCGCAGCAAAGTCGCCCCAGCCCATAACCTGAAGAAAATCATCAGCAGAAACAGGCGCATTTGGGTTTTCCAAATTGCGGTTTTCCACCTTACGGAAGCGATCAAATAGACCCATTTAACAAAATCCCATGCGCATGGTTTGGCCCATCATACATCATTGTGCCGCAAGTGTAAACGATGGGTCGTCCCACGGTGATGTGTAAGAGGCACTGTCATCGTGACTTATAACACCCAAAGCCATCGTCAATGCAACTAATCCGTCAATCTTGCCCACACTTTTCGCCTTATTTAGCTTCCTGTTGCCCGCTGGGTCACGTTCTGCAATCGCATTTGCCGCACACATGTTCATTATCGGATTACCACCGTGTTTCAGCTTTCTGTCAGCCACAAGTCGTTCCAACTGGTCAACAGCAGGTGCCATATCGCGGAAACCTTGCCCAAACGGTGACATAGGCACCTGAGCGCCAATCTGATCCAACTCACGCTGAAAATCAGAGATGCGCCAGCGGTCATATGCCATCATACGGATGTCATACCGCTCTGACGCTTCTGCAACCGCCTGGGCGACCACAGCAGGCACAATCACTGGCCCATCTATCGCAGTCAGGTAGCCTTGATCTGCCCAAACGTCATAAGGCACCTTTTCCGTCTTGGCCTTATCCCGCAAACCGTCAGAAGGCAAAAAGAATTGCGGTTGTATGTGGTAAGTATCACCAACAGGGAAAACCAAAACAAACGCCGTCAAGTCACGGCTGGCAGACAGGTCAAGCCCAGCATAGCACGTCATGCCGTCCTCAATCTCAGGCGCATCCGCGTTTGCCTCCCACTCAGCGCGTGATAGGAATGGTGATGTGGCTTCAATGCGCTGATTGAGATACAGCCACCTGAATGAGTTTTCTTTTGCAGGCAGTCGCTCTGCTTGTTTTGCAAAATCCTGAATATCAGTCAGACTGCGAAACTCACCCAGCGCAGGGTTTGCTGCCTTCCACGCCTTCTTGTCCATAATCTCGCAATCTTCAGGCGCGGTGTAAACGTGGCTCACGATCCGCTTGTCTTTTGCATTCGCAGCATCGTCCAACCAAATGCTGAACAGGTCGCCGTCAGTCGCAGCCTGTGTGCTGATCGCAATAAGCAATGGGCTTTCGTGCGCACCCTGCGCAGTTTCGATTGCCTCAATAAATGCATCGTATTGGCCACGCACCTGACCGACCTCATCCAAGATCGCAAGCACAGGTGACAGACCGTGCGCCGTTCCCGCTTCCGCAGAGATAGCTTTGTATTCCACGTTGCACGGCAGACCAATGAGCATCTTCTGCGATGGCACAATCTTTATCAGCTTCGATAGTCGTGGCGATAAACGCACCATCTTTTCTGCCAGCTTGAACACAAGTGATGCCTGTTCGCGTGATCGTGCGCCACTGATGATCTGGCTGTTTGTCTTGGCTTCAGGCCCAACGATGTGCGCAAGCAGTATGCCAGCAATCAAAGCTGACTTGCCGTTCTTTCGCGCAACAGACAGGTAAGCCCGCGAGGTGCCTTTTGGGTT